CGGCACCGGCGAATGACGATGATGACGGCCCACCGGCCATCGACTACACCAATACTGATCCCGCGTACTGGAAAGATGTTGCGGCTAACCGCGCTGACGAAATATGGATACCCAATCTTGAGAAGACGGGCCATGCGCAAACAGTGGGGAAGGTTGCCAAGCAGTTTGTCCGGGCGGTAGAAGGCAGTAACTATGCGTCCAATAAACCGGAAGCGACTCGTAAAGAGATCGTAGTAGCTAGACGGGATCGCATGGGCGTGTTGCCGGGTAAACCGGGGTATGACCCCAACACTTTTGAAAGTGACAGATAATGGCTTTTTCAGAAAAATTCAAACAACGATATGCCTCCCTAGCCAAGAGGGGGACTTCCTCACTTAAAGTAGCCCCCACGAATCAGGTCTCAAAGGAGCCGACCCAGAATAAATCTGGAACCAGATATTCAAGCAAATTCTCTCCCGCTGATTACCAAACGTGGAATAGAAAGGGGAAAAGGAAAGTTGCCGGGAAAGGCTAAGTTAAGCCGTGATCAGTTCATTGATCGCACCAAGGAGTACCTTCCCAAAGCAACGCTTGAGCAGGCCGGTACGTTCTACAAGAACCTTCTTGAGAAGAATTACGATACAGAATTATTAAGGGAACTGGCTAAACACGACAGATGGTTTCTTCTGGTCGTAATCCTCAACAGAAAGGATGCTGTCAATCCTTGGCTTTATGAGCGTTGCAGGGAAGTTGAGAACGAGCCTGATGGGGTTCTCGATTTGTGGGCTAGAGGCCATTACAAGTCCACTTTGATTACTTATGCGGGGACTATTCAGGAAATACTTCGCAACCCCAATATGACAATAGGGATTTTCTCCCATACCCGCCCTATTGCAAAGGGGTTCCTGAAACAGATCAAGCGTGAGTTTGAAATAAACGACTTTCTCAGAGAGTTGTTTCCGGATGTCTGTTACAAAAACCCACGGCAGGATTCCCCGCAGTGGAGTGAAGACTCTGGGATCATAGTTAAGCGTAGTTCAAATCCCAAGGAGGCGACTGTAGAGGCATGGGGGCTTGTGGACGGGCAACCTATTTCCCGCCACTATGATTTACGAATTTATGATGACGTTGTCACAAGAGACTCCGTCAACACACCTGACCAGATTGCAAAGACGACAGAAGCATTGGACCTGTCGCAAAACCTTTCCGGCGGGCAAAACAGGGAGTGGTACATCGGGACGCGATACCACTACGCGGATACCTACCGCGAACTGATAGAGAGGGGGACTGAAACTCGCATTTATCCTGCGACTTCTTCAGGAACCCCGGATGGAGAGCCTGTTCTTCTCTCAGGAGAGGAGTGGGAAAAGAAAAAATCCTCGATGGGGCAGTATGTTCTGGCCTGTCAAATGCTACAAAACCCCATAGCGGGGTCCGAGCAAGTTTTCGATCCTGAATGGATTAGACGCGTAGAACTAAGACCGAGAATACTGAATATATACATATTGTGTGATCCGGCGCATTCTAAAAAACAGTCTTCGGATAGGACGGCTATAGCTGTTATCGGCGTTGACCACGCTTTCAACAAGTATCTGCTGGATGGCCTTTGCCATCGAATGAACTTGCGGGAAAGGTGGAGCGTTTTAACGAAGATACGAAACAAATGGTTGCGCCAACCGGGTGTGCAAGTTGTAAAGGTCGGCTATGAGCGTTATGGAAAAGATTCGGATATAGAGCATTTTAAGGAAATGATGCGTATCGAGAGCAATTATTTCCCTATCGAGGAACTAGCATGGCCAAGAGAAGGGCCGGGTTCTAAACGGGATCGCGTACAACGACTACAGCCTGACTTTGAGAACTGGCGCTTCTTCTTGGCCCCTTCTACGGACCAACTTACAAAACGTCAGAAAAAGGCGTTCGAGATTGGTGAGGCAACACTTATTGTAAGACCATTAAAACAGAAAGATGAGGGCGGAAGGCTTTACGACGTAACACAGAGGATGATTGATAATGAGTACAACCTTTTCCCCGCTGTTCATGTTGACATGATGGATGCGATGTCACGCATCTACGATATTCAAGCGGCCCCGCCGCAAATAATATTTGGTGACGATCTTGAGCCGGAAGCAATGCCGTCTTATTGAGTTGGGGGACTTGAACATGAATAACAGCCCGGAGCATGTGGCGCTTATGTTTTTGTCTAACTACACTAATGTACCTAAAGATGAGTTGGCTCAATTAGATATCACACATGCTCTAACAGATTTACTGTGCAGAATCGTTCAGGAAACCGTTGATGCAATGCACTACAAAAAAGAAGAGAGGGTAATTCACTAAATGAAAGTTCAAGAACGGAAATATTCTTGGAAGGAGTTGGTTGACAAGCAGGTTGGTGCAGAGCAGCCGATATTGGTTTACAACTTCAAGAAAAGAAAACTTTATGAGAACCCTAACAGGCCGTATGGCCCCAAGAGGTAACCATGGATCGCATCGTTGAGTGGGTTAAGAAGAATTGGATTTTTAGTGGAATCGCCGCAGTAATAATTGTTATTGCGCTGATTCAGCATTTTGTATGAAAGTCATTGTTGATACCCATAAACGGGGGATGCTCAAGGAAGCAACGGTAACTTCGCTTATAAAGAATGTTGCCGACACACTATACAAGCATTACCCCGGACACCTTTGGGCGGTTGGCCCAAGCAATGATTACTCTATGCTTGCGATATGGAATGAAGGTCTTTCCTCGAAATATGGCATGTGGATCAGGGTTACTGACATTGACCCTGAATACAAAAACATTATGCGTTGGGCTGGCGAGTTGCTTGAGCGGGCCAAGGTTACAAGAGGCAGGGCGAATGAACAAGAACTCCAATCTCTCGAAAGAGATGTTATGGATGAAGTAAAATTCGATGAATGAAGAAGCCCCCCTTAATAAGGATTCAGAAAGATCGCCTTGGCTTAGATTAGCGAAGGATGCGTATACATCGTCAACGTCGTATCTGGATTCTAATTACAGGAAGCAGTGGGAAAGAAATATCTCCCTGTTTCAATCAGAGCATCCTTCGGGATCAAAATACCATACGCAACAATACTCGCATCGGTCGAGGTTATTTCGCCCGAAAACAAAATCTGCCATACGAACTAACGAGGCCGCAGTAGCCTCCGCGTTTTTTGCTACCGAAGACGTTGTCTCTGTTTACCCTGTAAACGATTCCGACCCAAGCCAAAGAGCGTCCGCGAATATACTGAAGCATCTTATTCAGTACCGATTAACGAAAACAATACCGTGGTTCCAGACGCTGGTTGCCGCTTATCAGGAAGCATTGGTTTTCGGCGCTGTAGTTTCCCATCAGAACTGGGAATACAAGGAAGAGAAGGTGAAGGTCAAGGAGCCTTTATTCGACGACAATGGGAATGTTGTCCTGAATGAGGACGGAAGCGAGGCACAAAACTCCCGTGATGAGAAGACGGTTGTTAAAGACAAGCCAGATATACGTTTAGTCGCGTCTGAAAACTTCCGTATAGATTCTGCCGCAGATTGGAGCGATCCTATTGGCTCCTCTCCATTTGTTATCGAAGTGATACCGATGTACGTCCACGATGTGTTGGAGCGGATGACTGAGATTGATCCGAAGACTGAAGAGCCTAAATGGAAAAGGCTGAATGTCGGTGAACTTTTAGAGGCTTCGAAGAAGAGTGAGTTTGACTCAACCCGTCAGACGCGTCAGGGTAAGAGGCAAGACCCGTTGGCGGATAGGGTAAACGACATCTCTGAGTACACCACCGTCTTCATACATAAGAATATTATTCGAAAGAATGGAAAGGATTGGTTGTTTTATACGGCAGGCACGTTGCACATGCTGACTGATCCAAAGCCATTGCAAGAGGTATACCCGCATCTGAGGGATGGGGAGAGACCTTATGTCATGGGTACTACGAATATAGAGGCGCACAAGTGCTATCCGTCTTCTCTTGTTGAGATGACGCAGGACTTGCAGACAGCCGCTAACGATATAGCAAACCAGCGGTCGGATAATGTTCAATTAGTCCTTAACAAGCGCTACCACATCCGAAGAAGTTCAAACATCGACATCCACGCACTAAAGAGAAGTGTCCCCGGTGGCTCTGTGATGATGGATGATCCAATGACTGACGTACAGATAGTCAACACGCCGGATATTACAGCGAGCGCCTACGAGGAGCAGGATCGACTCAACGTTGACTTTGACGACATTGCTGGCAACTTCTCTCAAGGAACCGTCCAAACCAACCGCATGATGAATGAAACTGTTGGCGGCATGGAGATGTTGTCTGGTCAGGCAAATGCCCAGATGGAGTATATGGTCAGAGTATTTGCAGAGACTTGGATAGAGCCTGTATTGATGCAGTTGGTCAGGCTGGAGCAATACTACGAAACGGATGATATGGTTTTAACTGTTGCGACCAATAAGGCAGAAGCGGATGCAGACCAACAGGGTGCGGCGTTTCAGAAGTTTGGCGCGGAGGATATGGATGAATTACTTCGTCACGAAATGACGGTAGGCGTCAACGTTGGTATCGGGGCTACCGACCCAATCAGGAAAATAGAAAGATTGCTTCTTGGCATCAGGACGATGGGCGAGATCAATCCCGACATCATCAGTTTGATAAATCAGGAGGAGGTGACCAAAGAGGTCTTTGGCGCTCTTGGATATAAGGATTCCAAACGATTCATTGCGTCACAACCGCAGGCGGGAATGGAAGAGATGGCTGCTCAACTGGAAGAATTGGGTGGTGCGGTACAGCAACTTATGGATCAGGGTTCCGCCAAGGAAATGGATGTTCAGGGCAAGATTGTTGCCGCCCAGATAAAGGGTCAGTCTGACGTTGCCGCCGCCGAAACGAAGGCGCTTGGTGAAATGAGAACTGCCCAGTTGCAGGTGCAGTCAATGAATGAGCGTGAAGCGATTAAGGCTCAACTGCATATGATTGATTCCAGAATAAAGGCTGAGAAGAATGACATTGCTAGAGGTGAACTGCTACTTCAGAAAGAAGCGTTAGTTCACAAGATGCTGATGGATCAGCCCAATATTGGAATTGATCCGGAAGGTAAGAAGATGAGCGAAGTTTTAATGAATGATGAATACGGAAGCGTGCAGGGGGCAGAAGGATGAGCCATTTGAAGGATGCAGGTGTTGGCTACTTCCGACACTGGGTTAAGTCTATGAAATATAGCGGAAAATTCTTCTCCCTGTGGATAACTTCTTGTATTCATGCCTTTCTCCCGAACATCTTTGAGAGAAGGGCAACAAAAGCAATAACCACAATGCACGGAGAAATACCTCCGCCCAATGACAGTCTTAATAACAATTAGACAAGAGTGGAAGAAAAAGAGTTATTGATTGCGGAGGCCAGACTTGGCCTCCAGACACGGGAATTTCTGAATTCAGAAGTGGGCCGGTATT